AAATTGGATTTGAAGAATTGTAGGAGTTATAAATCTTGATACAAATCTTTTAGGTACTTTTAATAACTGTAATAAATTAGGAACTTCTCCAGCATCTGAGTTAAGATTTGATATAGAATCATATATCATTTCTTGAGCTAAATATGGTACTTCATACCATTTATTACCATTACTGTCAGTTATATCTAATATTTGGATTATATCAGCATCATTTATTTCTATAGTTTGAAAACGTTGAGGTGATCCAAATGAAAATGTTTTAGTAGTAATATTAGCTGATATAGCTGTTTGAGTTTTTTTAAGAAGATAATATAAAGGTGTTGCTCCACTGAGGGTTAAGATTGATACTTCTGTAGGGTTAGTTGAACTACTAACTGTAAAATCTATAGAATCTTGAAGTATAAAATTAGAAGTATTAGATGATAAAATTGTATTAGCTGCGAATTGTAAAGCATAATTATAATCTGGGGCAAAAGATCCACCAACTGACTTAGCAGGAACTTTTTGATAAATGTCAATAGTAGCTGTAGCTACCCCAGTTACTTTAGGTTTGTAACCTAACATGTATGCTAAAGTATATAGATTATTTTCTTGTCTAGTATATTGTATGAAATTTTCTTGAATTTGATTATCAAGATAAAATGATAAAACGTCACCAACATATGCTGACATTTCCATAAATAGCATACCTGGGGATGATGGAGTAAAATCTGTATATGTATTTGGAAAGTAAGTTTTAGTAAAATCAATTAAGGATGATCTTAAATCACCAAAATCTTTATTTAAATATTTTACATCTCTGTTCTCAGTAGCCATTATAATGTTATTTGAATATTTTGAATATTACTGTTATAAATAGATAAATTTATATCTAATTGTACTGTATTTGTATCATACATTGGAGTTAAAGTTAATAAGGATATATCAACAAAAGGAAAATTTTTTTTTATATCATTATTTAATTTAATCTCTAAAGCATCTATACTAGACTCTGTTATTCCTTCAAATAAAAAAGCTCTTAAATTAGAACCATAATTTGGATTAAAAAGTCGTTCATTATTATTAGTTAATATAAAATTAATTATATTTGATTTAATTTGTTCTATTGTAGTATAATTTGATTTAAAAACCTCATCAGCATTAAAAGGAATAGCCACACCAATAGCTACTCGCTTATTTATATCTAAAGGATTTTTATTTGGTAATCTAATTGCCATTATTTAGTCATTAATCCCATTATTTGATTTAAACTTACTTCACCACCTGGTAAACTTGAGCCTTCACCTATTGTACTAACAGGGGGAGGAGTATAAGCAGGTTGAGCATGTGATGAATTAGCAGTTATAGTAGCGTCAAATTCACTACCAATCATAGCTCGCAGATTGCGTTTAATATCTGGATTTATATGGGTTGTTGTAGAGTAAGGGATAGGGTTAGCATTTTCAGTGACTATAGTTTTAGGAGAACGTATTGCTTCAAGTAGAATATCTTTTAATTCTTCTTGAATTGCTTCACGGACTGCTTCTTTAATTAATTTTTTTAAAAAATCTGTTTTCATAGTTATAAATATTTGATTATTCAGCTGTTAACTGAGGATTTGAATCTATAATGAATTTTAATTGGTCTAGTAATACTTGTGGGTCAGACGCAAATGATGAATCTGTTTTTAATACAGGTATACCCGTTTTACTTAGAGCTTGAGCAAAACGACGAGGATATTTAATAGAATTAGTCTCATCAAGTTTTATTTCTAAAGTAAATCCTTTATAAGTATTATTTAATTGTTGGGAGTTTTGAGTTGATTGAATAACATCACTATTACTTATTCCGGTTGATGTATTAATCAAAGTATCTAATTCAGCATTGATTGCTTCAAAAGGTACATCTTGACTTTCAGAACAATCTTGAATTAAAAGATCTAAAGCGTTTAATAAACGTAATAAAATACCTAATACAGCTCCAAAAGCAGCTGTAGTTAATGTGAGGATATTAATAACAATTTTAGCTTGTTTTAATAATTCTTTTAATTTATCTTTACCTGATCCTGTTTTTTCTATAATACCAGCTGTTAATGGTGGGAGAATAGGAGGTACACCAATAGCTGGGTATGGTAAAAATTCTATGACTTCTATTCCAACTTGAAGACCAGTTATTATACTGTTTGTAATGTTTAAACTTTTTTGAACTTTGTTTATTTTTGAATAAATACTATTTATTTGCCTAACAAGTTTATTTCTTTTTTTAATTAATTCTAAAAGTTTATCTTGTCGAGGACAAAGAATCTGATCTTTTATATTAGTTAAAGGTATATTAGATATTACAGCTTGTACAGCTACCATACCAAAAGGAACTAATAATTTTATTATAAAAGGTATTAATTTCTTTTTAATATTTTCTTTTTCAATTTCTACAGTTAAAGCTATTTTAGCATCAGTAGGTAATTCTTCTTTTGCTTTTTTTTCATTATTTGATCTTTCTAATTTTCTAATTTCAGCTGCTATAGGCTCAACATACGCTTGAGTAGCAGCTTGAACTAATTCTTCAGGTTTAGGAGATGGAAAAAGAGTTTTATTTATATTATAAAGAATAGCACCTTTATATTTAGGATCTCTAGCTTTATTATAATAGTTAGTAGCATTAGATTGAGCTATATTTTGTTTAGCACTAGAAAATTGCTTATTCCCAACAATGTATATATAAGGAGGTTCAGTGTCTGGAGTGGAAGTTTTTTTAGGTTCAGATACTTCTTCGGGATACTGGGTTGATTGAAAACTAGCTAAGGATATTTGTTCAGGTTTGTAATCTTGTTTAATATAAAGAATTTCAACTGATTTGATATCTATTTCTGTTTTAGGAAAAATAAGAGCCCATTCACCGTTATTGTCAGTTGTTAAATTTTCAATTATAGGTTTAACAATTCCTAATTCTTCTACTTCAATTTTAGGAGTTTGAGTAAATGTTATATTAACATTAGAAAGAATTTCTCCGGCTTCATTTGTAACTTTACCACCAATATATATTTTAGCATCAATTTGTGGTGAGGTATTATTTAATACATTAGACCCACTAGTACCTGAGCCGCTATCATTAACTCCAATATTTACAAGAGAAGCTACATCTGAAGGATTTATGGGTAGGTTAAATGGCATTAAATAGTTTTTACATTTTTAGATAATAAAATATTTAAAGAATTCTTTAATATTTCAACTTGTCCTCTAAGTAAAGGACCTTCTTTATTTAAACTAGCTACAGGTCCACCTCCATTATTAGCATATGTCATAGCTCCAGCTATACCTTCTAAAGCATCTAGTATACTGGTTAGGGTTTGTTGTAGATTTTCTCCTAATACTAAAGATTGAAGTTCAGATCCTACATATCCTTCAGTTCCTTTATTTTTACCTAAATGTATTTTAGGTGATACTAAAGTTATTTTACCTGAGGTGCCAGTATTTATAGCTACTTGATTATTAGTATCTATATTGATAGAATTATTTGATACTAAATGGACTGATTTATCTGCACTTAATATAATATGATCATTTTTAGCATTAAAAACTAACCTACCTGAATTTAAAAGAATTTGATTTCCTCCATATAATTCAGGTACTGATGGAGTTTCATTTAATCCACTGTATGAAGAAATATTATTTGTTGATAGAGATAAATTTATTTGTTGGGTAGAAGTTAAATAAATTGAGGATTGGTCTTCATTTATGTTTTCTAAAGTTGGTACCCAAGAATCATTATTATTAAGAACATTAGTTTGAGTTAATGATTGTCCGTTTTTTAATATCATTAATGGGCTACCATTATTCCCAACATTAGACCAAGGATTAGGTGTTTTGGCATTATTAACAGTTGCTCCTAATCTAATAGAATTACCATATCTACCTTCATATATTATATCTCCTTCATATGGTAAAAGAGGAAAAATATCTAAAACATTATTTTCATTAAAAGTTAAACCTAATTCTATCTCTGTACTTTGATCTGTTATTCTTCTAACAGAACCTGCCTGAATTTGTTGATAATCTTTTTGCTGTTCTGGAGGTAGTATATCTGAAGAGGGTAAAGCATTGTGTATCTGGCTATTCCAGAGATTTAGTGGTGGTAGATAATATGGAGATACAGCCGTTGTATTATCTGTTATATCAACATCAGCTAAATAAAATATAGATACTAATTCATTAATTAATGGATATTGTTTAATATTAGATAATAAAGGATAACCAGCTATTAAATTATCTTTTTTAGTAGTAAAAATTGGATTTTTAGTTGATTCAAAAAATATAGTACCTATCCCATTCCATTCTCCATATTTAGAAAATAAGGGATGTGTATTATCTAAAATAATATCTTTAACTCTAACTGTTGTTGAAGAACCTCCTCCTGAAGAATTAGTAGAATTAGTCTCAGAATAATTTCCAATTTTATGATTTAATTTAAATTTAAAATCAGCCATTATTCACCTCCTTCTTTAAATTTATCTAATTCAGCTAATAATTGTGATTTTTCTTCTTCAGAAATACCAAAACCACTTTCAGCAGTTCCGTTATTATTCATAATACGTTGGATAATAGTAGCCATTTTAATTAACTGTTCATCATTCTTAACACCTATTTCTAAGTATTCTTTAATTAAAGGAACAATTAAAGTAGCATCTCCTATTTCATTTACTAATGGTTTAAGTTCTGATATAAGAGCAGATATTTGTTTATCTTTTTTCTTTTGATTATTATATATTTCTTCTAAAATATCAGAAAATTTCTTACCACCAAATACAATATTATCTAAACCATTCATGATATTTATTTAATTATAAATATAATTATGGAAAATTTGTATACCCATTTTCTAAATAAAAATAATAATGTTCTTTAAACATACTATATAATTTATTAGCTATTTTAGTAATTTTAGGTGTTTTAACATCAATTATTTCTCGAATGTATATATATAATGCTTTTTTATTAAATATTTCTATATTTTCTCTTCTACGAAATAATTCTAAAATTGCATCTGCTATCTTAGCATCTCCTTCTTTTGGGAATAACTTATATATATTTTTAGAACAGTGTTCTGTGAATTCATTTAAAAATAAAGAAAGTTTATCTATAGGATCATCTGAAAGAGAATAACTATATTTTTCATTAGATTCAAGTTCCTCAATTGGTGCTTTATCTATTCGTTTTTTATAATTTTTAGTATTTGAAATTATTAGATAACGTTTAGCTATAGTTCCAAAATATGAATATGCTTTAGCTCCTCTACTTGGATCAAATAAATGAATTTTAGAGAGTAAGAATGAAATTACTTCATGTTGTAAATCTTGAATGTTACTTACTTCAGTATAGTAGAATTTAAAAGTATGGATAATATTTTCTGTTAATTTAAAGAAAGCATAATGGATACGGTCACGATATATTCTATTCTTTATATCATAATCTAAAGTATTATTATATTCAACAATTGCATTTTCTGTATCTTGAGTAAAATACATTCCACTTGTTTTTGGTTTTACTACCACTGCTACCACCGCTGTATCAACTACATCACTCATAAATTTTTAATATTAAACTGGTTTAAGATACTTTGGATTTGTTTAATCGATTCAAAAAAGAAACCTACTTCATCATCTGATTTGAATGATTCTTTAGCATCTACTTCTTTAAGTTTTTTATCTGACATTTCAATTATGTCAGATACCTTATTTAGATAAGACATATATCCCATTAGGATATCTTCTTGTTTTTCATTTTTCTTAAGAAGATTAAAGGTTGTGTATCCTAAGATCACAACCATTAAACTTAATATAACAATTGCTATAATCATATATTATCTAATAAACTTTTTAATCCTTCACTTTTAATATTACCTAAAGCTTTAGTCTTAATAGGTGTTTTTTTATTTTTCTCAATTGTGAAATTTGATGAATTATTTTGGGTTACTTCGCCTTTAAATTTAGGCATCCATACCTGCTCGAATTCAATACGTGCTGCCATTAAATCCGCTTGATGCACGATAAATACTAACGCAGTACGTGGTTTTGTTTCAGGTGACCAAGACATTAGGTATGGCTTATTAGCATCATCATATAAACCGTCATGTAACTTAATTGTTAACATTTCATTTCTAGAGAATGCAATACCATGAGACATAAGTAAATGTAAACCACGATCTGGCACTGACATGAATTCAAGACGATCATTGAATTTATAATCTTCACCTAATTTCTCTTTACGCCATTGATCTGTCTGAGGGATATATGATTCGTTTTGTTCATCTCCCATTTTACCTAAGTCATGATTTAAAGCAGCAAATACTAATTCCTCAACAGTATATGTTGAGGTGTCAACTCCCATATCTGCCCAAACTTTATTTAGTTTAAGAGCAGACTGTACTACTCGTAACACGTGATCTACATAACCACCTGGGAATGCATTATGATATTCTTTTTTATGAGAAGCAGGCATAAGCATAATACGCTCAGCATATTGTTCATAAAATGCTTTTAATTTAGAACATCTAGGTTCAGAGATATAAGTATCAATTATAGATAAAAATTTACTCCAATTATCTTGAATTTGTTCTGCTGTTAATTTCATCGTGCAGCAACATTTAATTCATAACCATCAATTGGCTCATTCTCAATATATGATTTAGCTTGCTCAATTGATTCTCTAATTTTATCTAAAGCTTCTTTATAGGCTTCAATTGGTTGTTGTTGGTTAACAATAAAATTAAGTTGAGTTGTTAATCCCTCAATTTTGTTAAGTTCTTGTAAAATACTGTTTCTATGTTTCATATGATTTATTTTTAATAACGTTATTACATTATCACGTTTCTTATCTCTACGTTTTAATATTTTTCTTATAACCCGTGATTACATGATAATGAAATAAAACTATGGGGCCAAATTACTTTTAAGAAAGGTTTACTATATTTTGAATTTGTTTCAAAAATATACATCTTTCATATTCTTCTATACTTTCAAAGTATGTTAAAGATGCTTCTAATGTTTTCATAAATATATCATCTGAGTATAATTTAATACAATCAAGATGAGTTTGGTTAGTGATATCTAATTTAAATAAATGATTATAGGCTTTATCATAAACCATGTATCCACTAACTTTTTCAACTTCAACTACATCTAGATCTGGGTTAGCATCACCTAAAAATCTAATCAATTGTTTAGCAAATGACTCATAATTAGTAATTAGTCTTTTAAACATCCCAATCCAGATTACAGGACTTTCAGATAAATCTATCTGTGATATAGTCTCTTCAGGTTCTTCAGGAGACTTAAATAAACTAAATATTTTGTTAATATTCATACATTATACATATGGTAAAAGGTGGTTTTAAGTGGGGTTAATACACTTACTTGTATTTTATACATACTGTAATATAATAAGAAAAAAAGCGGCTAAAAGCCGCTTTAAAAAGTAAGTTGAAATTATTATTATCCTTTAATTAATTGTTTAGCACCAGTTGTACCTAGCACTTTATCTATACGTGAATCTGTATACGAACGACTCTCAGCTATTTGGCTATAAATTCGTTCATATTCAAGAGATATATTACGATCTGTTTCATCAAATTTTCTATAAACTTGTTGAAGATTATAATCTCTATCTCGAGTACCATTATCTATCCACTCATGAGTGGCCTTCATTTCAAATGTTAACTTGTTGATCTTAACTATACCCCAAACAATCACAGCCATAAAAGCAACTGCAACAATTGAGAGCATACCTAAAACGAAAGATGTTGTTTCCATAATTTGTTTCTCCTTTTATTTTTAATAACTTACTTTTTAGTACCTCTACCTGGACTCGAACCAGGAATAATAGATTAGAAATCTATTGTTATATCCCTTTAACTATAGAGGCATTTGCGGTCAAGGCAGGACTCGAACCTGCAAATCCATTACGTTTAAGGCTGGCTATGGATAGTACTACCTACGACTCACGTCTACCTGAAGTGTTATCTAGAAACACTTACTTCCGCCACTTGACCTAAATTAATCTTTTAAATTATCATACTTACAACATGTCAAATAATAATCAACAATGTTCTCTTTAGAAACATTAACCCCCTTATGTAATGTTCTAGTAACTACCACCCACAATTCATCTATGTGGGTGGTAATTGGTTCTAGATTCAGCTCTTTACTTATTAGCTGATATAGTTCTTGTTTAGAATTAAACTGCATACTCAGCTGCAAGTTCATATAATTTAGCATTCAAATCAAGATCTTGTTTAAAATTCTTAATTTTTCTTGCTTTGCGCAATTTGGTACCTGATACATACTCAAACATACCATGTATTAGTTTTTCTTGAACTACATTGAATACACTCCACAAATCATCACCTTTATCTTCAGGACGAGTTGGTGTGATTAATGTATTATAATCAATTGTAATATTCAACAGCTGATCAGCTCCGAATCGAATTGCTGCTGCTTTCTTAGCAAATTCAAAGATTTGTGCTTTACGAAGTTTCTTTTTCTTAAATGAATTCATTGATTCAACTGTTAGTGGAAGTTTTTCTACTATCTTACTAATTACAGCTTTCAACTCTTCAAAATCATATCCGTAGTGGCGAATCTTAAGATTCTCAAACTCCTTAGAGCAAATAACCAAACCATTCTCACACACCATACGGAATAAACCAGCTGTGAAAGTAAATGCATTTTTACCGTCATGACTATTAGTTAATAGAATTTGTGGGTAAGCATGATCACCATCTTCTCCATTAATGACAATCTCATTATTACGGAACACAACTAGATGTTTTTGGTAACCATCACCTTTACGGGCGTGTACTTGTTTTGCATCAACTACTCCCCAACCTAATGTTTCCATATCCTGGATGATTTGGAAGGTAGAAATGTGAGCATATTTTTCACTAGTACCTGGAGCACCTTTAGCTGTGAAAATTGATTTTGCTTGTTCACGAATCTCAGATTCGTTTAAAAATGTGTTTTTTTCGATGTTTAACATAACCTTTATTGTTTTTAATTATTACTTTATCTTATACCTAAATATAACATCCTTATCCTGTGAAGCCAAGCCTCCTGTTAAAGACCCTCAATCAAATAACAAATACGTTGGATAGTATCATTTTTTATCATACGAATATCCATCCTGTACGGTTCTAAATCTAGTGTTCTATCCAACTCTTTTAAAGCAATACCCATAGATTTTAATTTTTCAGTAATAGTTCCCTCAATTTCACCTTCCATAACCATGTTAGGATAGGTAATATTTAGTTTTTCTACTGCTTTCCTGCCTCGTTTTTTTGGCTCTGTTGTGACAGTTGTGTTCAATTGAGTCTCCATTTCTTTCTTTTTACCCAATCCAGGTGGGCGACCTCTACGTTTTTGTTCCATAACCTTTATTTGTGTTTAATTATTAAATAATGAACGCTGCTGTTAGAATCCAGTAAAACAACACTTGAATCGCGTACCAGATACCTTGAGATTTAAGTGACAAATTTTCACCCTTCTTTTTGGCATCAATACGTACATGTGATACTGCGCAATATACCATCCAAATAAATGCTGTTGTTGCTATCATGTTCTAATTATTTAATTATGACTAAATATAACAT